TATTTCGGTTAAAAAACCTAAAGTTGCTTCTAATTTGTCGGCAACTTCTGTTTGATAAGCAAGTGCATCGCTTAATTCTTTTTGTTTGCGTGTTTCAATTTCCGCTTTTTTATCTGCATGAAGCGTTTGACCGCAAGTGTAACAAATAGCATCGTCAAGTTCTCTAATATCCTTTTCTGCTTTGTCAACACCTTTAGTTGCTCTAATTAATGCTGCTTCTAGTGTTGCTTTTTCTTTATTCAAACTAGTTATGCGATTATTCAGTTCTGTCCAGTTGGTTAACTTCTCATGTGCTTCTAATTCTGCATCGATATCTAGTTTTTCTAACTCTTCGAGTGCTGTTTGTAATTTATCTTCGTCAGTTTTACGTTTTGCAAGCCAAGCACGTTGTCTTCCAGCAAGTGTTTCGATACTTTGTTGGATTTTTTTGTTGCTGGCTTCTATTGCATTGATCTTTAGTGTTTCTTCAGTAATAAGATCTTTCGTTTGTTTAACTTTTTCTTTAAGCAAGTCAGCTTTTTCAGTAAGGATAGTAATACCAAGTAGTTGTTCAATAACTGCACGTTGGTCATTTGCCCGCATACTTAAGAAAGGCTCGGTATATGTGTTCAATGCAACCACATGCTTGAACATATCGTGACTCATATCTAGTAAATTGTTAATACTTTCTTGTGTTTTACGACTATCGCCTTGTGATTCGTCAGTTAAATCTTCTTGTTCGTGTTCATTTATATAAAATTTAAGAACATTTGGAGATCTACCACGTTCGATTCGATAACTATTACCACCCTTGTCGAAGTTTAAGGTAACTAACATACCTTTGCTGTTAGTTTTGTTAATCAAGTTGTTACGCTTGATATTTGTTAGTGCTTGACCGTACAATGCGTAAGACAATGCATTAATAATGGTTGTTTTACCTGTACCGTTACGTGATCCAGTATCATCACCTCCTTGATCTAAGTTTTCACCAAGCACTAGAGTGAGTTGCTCCTTGTTGAAGTCAACTGCTTGGGTAACATTACCCACACTCATAAAGTTTTTTACGGTTAAATCTTTAATTTTTATCATGTTAACTCGTTGTAAATATCTAGTAATAGCTTTTTGTTAAATTGTTCGCTATCAATTGCTTGAATTTCGTTGCTAACAATTTGATCAATACTTTCAAATTGTTCAATATCCAAGTCTGTATTAATTTCTTCTATATGTTTTTGCGGAATAAGTGTAATTTCTCTACACTTGTATTGTTCTATGAAGGTTTCTTTGATGTATGTTGCTTCTTCGTAACTGATATCGATATCAAGAGTGACTCTAAGATACATACTAGGTTTAATTAGTGTATCTTTTTCGTCGATTAATTGCGATAACTTAACCGTACGGTACTTAGGACACTCTGGCCAGTTGACGTACTCAGGTTCCGCATTGTTCTCACGATCCAATATCATCATACCGCGGTCATCATCCCACGCATCAGCATAGTTGTGTGGGAAAGCATTACCAATATAATGAATCTTACCCTGCTTCTGACGTTTATGGAAGTGACCTGAGAACACATACTCTTGATTCTTAAAGTGTTCACTCTTTAGTTCACCGTGATCTGGCATTTGCACCATGGCATTCATATAGAAGCTGGGCAGTTCGAAGTGTCCAAACAGGTATTTTGCTTGCAACTTCTCTATACGCCGCCATTCGTCACCTACCAACCATGGAACCAGTGCTACATCTTCTATAACTTGCATGTCTTCTACAACGGTAATACCTGGTATGTGTCTTGCAAATTCAGTTGAACTTACATCACGCTTGTCTTTGTAGTACAAGTCGTGGTTACCAGCAAACATATAGAAGTTTTCAAAGGATTCACCTAGTTTCTCTAACAACCTAATGGTTGTATCCATAGTTGTAAGGTTAAGACTATTCCTATTATGATGCCAGTCACCACAAAAGATGCCTGTTTCGCAATTGTTTGCTTTTGCTGTTGCAATATACCAATCGATATAGTCTTCGCAATCTTGATTATGGACACGTGAGTTGCCTTTCATACCTAAATGTATGTCTGTAAACACCGCTGCTTTTTTAAACAATAGAAATCTCCACTTCTAAGTTATTATAAACTAAATTTTAAGTAAGATCAACCTATTTTGTTTCTGATTGACGTCTTAATGCTGCTTCCCATTCGCCTTGATGTGTTCTTGTGTGGCTAGGATTCATATCATTCATTTCAAGAATGTCGTCTCGAATGTTTTGATTGCGTTTTTCTAAATTAATGACACGCACAAAGCTATTAGTAACAGCAGCGGTATAATAAGCAAAAGGATTGTTGGATTTAGATTCATCAAATTGTAGTCCTATCTGGGCTAACTGCAATATTGCTTGCCCCTTCATTTCGTCATTGTAGGTATAACCACGAACATTACCACGAGTAGCATACCTATCTACAAGTTTTAACCACATAGTTGCAAGTTTATTGGTTGCTTTACCATCAGTTTTACTAAAATGTCCGTTTTCCATTCCTCCAACCCAATGACTTTTGCCTACACATATTAAATTGTCGTCATCGTCAAATTTATAGTGTTGAAATGGAGGAAAATTTAGTTTTGTTTTATGATCTGCAACGGTTTTAGGATTTTTCTTACGTCCTGGTTCGTCTGGAACGTGATCAAACATCATAATACGGAACACAAGCTCTGTTTTTTGTATAGTTCTATAGTCAACTTCAAACTCTGCCATTTTAACTTTTTTGTTTACTAGTTTTGCAGCTTCGTATGCTTGTTGACCTTGTTTTTTTGCTTTATTACGTTTTGCTTCTGCAATAGTTCTAATGTTAACTTTGTCTAAACTAGGTAAAATAATATCATAGTTTGCATATTCAGGCTCTACAAAACTACAAAAAGTATTTTTTGACTTGTGTATTTCCGCAAGCATATCTTTATTGTTTAGATAATTTATTTTTTTCATTAATTCTTCCTAAAATCTTATTATTATAATAATACACGTTGTTAATTTTGTCAACTAAATACTACTATAGGAGTTTCCCATGGCAGATCCACAAATAAGTCTATCAGTAGATACAACATCCGGCAGCACAGAAATTGATGTTGCAGTTTATACAGAAAACGCTAATCTTTTTATGTCAAACATAAGAAGTAGATCATTACCTGCTGGCGCAGAGCCAAGAAATTTTAACAGGGCGTTTGCAAATTTTGTAGATGATGATCAAACTACCGACTGGCGTGTAAGAATATCTATGCCTGACCTTACAGCGTTTAATGATAGTCCTATTCTTGCTCCTTTACGTAATACAAATTATTCATTTGTCTTTCCGATTGTTCCAACTATACTTATGCAAAGTAGTGCTAACTATTCAGATTTAGCACCTGTGCATAATAATTATGCATTTCCTCAATACGAAAGCAGTAGAATTAATGATATACAAATATCTGGACAAATTCCTGTACAATCTAGAGAAGATGGCCAATATTGGGTTGCAGCAACACACTTTCTTAGAAGTTTAACTAAAATGGCATATGGAAACACATCTAATAAAGGTGCACCACCGCCTGTTGTAAAGCTAAACGGTTATGGAAACTACGTTATGAATAATATTCCGTGTGTGTTAACAGATTTTACGGTAGATCTACCAAATAATGTTGACTATATTGAAGTTCCATTTGGAGCGGAAGGTGCTGTAGGAACATACAACAATACAACACACGTTCCTACATTAAGCACAATAACAGCAGTATTGAAACCAATATACAGCAGAGATAAAGTTGCTAACTTTAGCCTAGACGATTTTGTTAGAGGTAATTTAATTGACGAAGGATATTTATAATGGCAGAGTATACCAAAACAAGTCCTTATTACAAAACAAAATATCTAACTGACGGCAGTTTAGGTTATTTTAAAATACGCAGTGTGCCTGCAGAAGATACCGATATTGTTTATACAATTGAACCTCAGTACGAAAATAGACCAGACTTATTAGCTTTCGACTTGTATGGAACTGCAAAATTATGGTGGGTCTTTGCACAACGTAACATGGATATTATAAAAGATCCAATTTTTGACTTTACTGCTGGCACAAAAATATTTTTGCCAAAGAACTCTAATTTAAAAAGGTACCTAGGTTTATAAAATGGCTATAAAAAATGTATTAAAGCAATTTTCATCATTTAATACTATTTTTACCCTTGCTGCATTAACTGCAAATGAGGTTAATTCTCCAAATTCAACTTACAAAACTCAAGGATTAGCTTTTCCTATACTTAGATCTGGCGGAGGACTGCCAAACAAAGTTACATCTTATTATGAAGATCAATTAGGTATTAAATTAGAATACTTTATAGATAATGTTAACATTGAAGCACTAATTAATGCTAACCAAAATAGCCGCAATAGTAATGCTACCTTTATTAGTTTTAATATTATCGAACCTTATAGCATGGGGTTATTCCTACAAACATTGTTAATTGCTAGTAAACAAGCAGGCTGGGAAAATTACTTGGATTGTCCTTTTATGCTTCAAGTTGAATTTATAGGATATGACGACGAAGGCAGAATTGTTCCTTTAGATGGAACACTTAATAGACATATACCAATTAGTATTAAGAACTTAGAATTTGATGTTACATCAGGTGGAAGCACTTACACTATTGAAGGAATACCGTACAACGAACAAGCACTTATCGATCAAATTGATGTTGTAATGAGTGATGTTACTATATCGGGTGTAAATGTTGCAGAAATTTTACAAGATGGTGTAAACAGCTTGTCAACGGTGATTAATAATAACTTAGTTAGACAACAAGCCGAAGGCAAAGAAATAGAAGCAGATGATGTTTACATAATTTTTCCAAATGATATTTCATCAGCAAATAATTTAGGCACAATTGAAGCAATAGATGACAATAGAGCAACATCAAATCCTAGCAAAGTTCCTGATGATGTTATTGCAGGATTTGCAGCAGGCACACAAGCATCAGGTGTTGGTACAGGATCGTCATCTCAAACCAATCCGTCAACCAGAGCATACATTGAAAATTTGTTAAATGCAGAAGGAAGTACAGGTGTTGCTGATAGTGTAGGAATAAATCAGTTTGGACAAGCAGAAATAATTGATGATCATACAGCATCGGGGCGCACACCTATGCCTACAGAAGTTGATACATATCAAAACGATGTTTATAACAGGCAAGATGTAGTAATAGATTCTAAATTAAGAACTTTTACATATTCTCAAGGAACAAGAATAACAACAATAATTGAAGATGTTCTACTAAGCAGCAAATGGGGCGAAAATTTAATAAATCAATCGCCTGATGGCTTAGGATTTATTGACTGGTTTAAAATTGTTCCACGAGTTTTTATTGATCCTAATAGAACACAACAAAGGACTTCTGGTAAGGCTGCTAAATCTTATGTTTATCAAGTAGTTCCTTATAAAGTGCATAGTAGCACTCTACAAATGCCTTTACAAGACGGAACAGGTTATAGTGCATTACGAAATTCTGTTGCTAAAGAATACAATTATATTTACAGCGGCGCAAATGATGATATTATTACGTTTGATATAAAAATTAATAGTGCATTTTACACAAGTTTGTTTGCTGATAGTGGTAACAAAAATCCTGAACAACAAACAGGTGCAACACAAGATGTTGCTTTTGCAAAAGAAAATATAGACAATACAACTACAAATTTAACAAGTGGTGATTTAATTTATAGTGAAGGTGCAACTCAAACAGGTACCGTTATCACTTATGGTAGTAGTACAGGACAAACTGGTGGATCTAACACATCTAATTCTTCAAAACATCAGGTTGCAAAGTTGTTTAACGATACAATATTAAATAGTGCAGTTGATTTGCTTGCATTAGATTTAGAAATATTTGGTGATCCTTATTTTTTAAGTGATAGCGGTTTAGGAAACTATAATTCAGCAAATGCTGGACCAAATATAAATGCAGATGGTAGTATTTCTGCTGATAGACAAGAAACAGACATTTTGATTAATTTTAGAACACCGGTTGATTATGCAGAAAATGGGTTTTATTTCCAAGATAATGTTAGCGGTGGACAAGCAACACTAGGAGCATTTAGTGGATTATATAGAGTTATTAGTTTAACAAATGTTTTTGAAGGTGGCAGGTTTACTCAACGTTTAAGTCTTTTAAGAAGACGTAATCAAGAAAACGAAATTAGTGTAGATACTGCGCAAACAGCAAATGCAAATCTTAAAATGGTAGAAGGAGGAGGGGCACCTTATTCCCCTTTTGATCAAGAATGAGTGATATAAATCCAATTAACACACAAGAAGAAACTAGAACCCCTGATGAACCAGAACGCAGCAAAAAATATGGATTTAAAATAGGTAGAGTAGTTAGTCATTTAGATCCTGGATACATGGGTACACTAAAAGTTACTCTTATAAATTATGATAGCACAGGTAATGAATCAGAAGATAAAGGCGAAACTATTGATGTTGAATACGCTCCTGTGTTTTATGGAACAACTCCTCCTGAACATCTAGGTTTAAACGACACATATGAAGACACACAACAAAGTTATGGTTTTTGGGCGGTGCCTCCTGATGTAGGTACAAGAGTTTTGGTTGGATTTGTCGACGGCGACATTAATAAAGGTTATTGGTTTGCTTGCATTCAAGATAGGTATATGAATTTTATGGTACCAGGAGCTCAACCTGTGACTGAATTTTTTAAAGGTCAAGTTCCTGAAGGTGTTACAAGTAGAAAATTACCAACCGCAGAATACAATAAAAGAATTGACGGTGGCGAACAAAAAGATCCTACTAAAAATAAAAAACCTTTAAATTTAAAATTTATAGAAAAATTAAAAGAATCGGGGTTAGCTGACGATGATATTAGAGGGATTACAAGCACTAGTGCAAGACGAGAACTTCCTAGTAATGTTTACGGTATAAGTTCACCAGGGCCATTAGATAAAAAAGGTCCAAAAGCACCTAGGGGTGTAAAAGACGAAAAAGCAGAAGTATATAAAAGTAGACTTGGCGGTCAAAGCATAGTAATTGATGACGGCGATGACAAAAGATTAAGAAAAGGTCCTGCTAAAGATACTCCTTATCAATATTTTGATCAAGAAGCAAGTAGCGGCGGCGACAAAGCTATACCACATAATGAAATGGTGCGTTTTAGAACTAGAACCGGGCATCAAATTTTATTACATAACTCAGAAGATTTAATTTATATTTCAAATGGCAGAGGCACAACTTGGATTGAACTTACAAGCAATGGTAAAATAGACATCTATGCACAAGATTCTATTAGTGTGCATAGTGAAAATGATATTAATTTTGTTGCTGATAGAGATATAAATGTTGAAGCAGGTAGACACATGAATTTTACTGCTGCTGATAGTATATTTCAAAAAGTTGGTAAAAATATTGAACAAAGAATAGGACAAGACTTACGTGTAAGTGCAGCAAAAGATATTCAGATGTATGCTGTAAAAGACAATTATATTACAGCAGGCGAAAAAAATTATTTCAATAGTTATTTAGAAACTTATATGACTAGTTTAAAGGATATGCACATTTTTACAAAAGAAGAAAGTAATTTAAATATTGTTTGCGGTGCTGACTTTAATTTGAAAGTTGTGAAAAAAACAAAAATAACAAGTGAACAAAGTCACATTAATAGTAGTAAAGGTCATTATGAAACAGCTAAACCTATTCATATGAATGGACCTACTGCTGAAACAGCAACTAAAGGCGACAAAGCAGAAATTGTAACCGAAGCAGCATTGGCAGCTAAGTTTCCAAAACGTGTTCCGCAACACGAACCTTGGCCAGAACACGAAAACTGGGATCCTAATTTAGTATTACCAGAAAAAACAGAAGCAACCTTTGAT